ATTGATCTTGCATACACTATGGCATATGATGCTAAGGTAAATTATGAGGATGTATTCTCACAGGTTAGGATGTGGGATAACTACATCTATTGTGAGTTAAACAAACGTAAGATTGCTATTCCTCCTAAGAAGCAAAATGACAAATCAGAAAAATACGCAGGTGCTTATGTCAAGGAACCGAAAACAGGACGCTATGATTGGGTGGTCAATTTTGACCTCAATAGCTTGTATCCTCATCTTATTATGCAATACAATATCAGTCCAGAAACCCTCAGGGAGACTAGACATCCCAACGCAAGCGTTGAAGGGATTCTAAACAAGGAGACTGTTATTGATGGCGAGTTTGCTGTTTGTGCCAATGGAGCACAGTACAGGAAAGATCAACATGGGTTCTTACCATTGATGATGCAGAAGATGTATGACTCTAGGGTCATCTTCAAGAAGAAAATGATTGAGGCAAAGAAACAGTACGAGAAAACTCCTACTGTTGAACTTTCTAAAGAGATTGCTCGTTGTAACAATATTCAGATGGCAAAGAAGATTTCTTTGAACTCTGCTTATGGTGCTATTGGTAATGAACACTTTCGTTATTACCGTTTAGCAAATGCAGAAGCTATTACACTCTCAGGTCAAGTCTCAATTAGATGGATTGAGAACAAGATGAATGGTTATCTAAATAAACTACTCTCTACTGATAACTTTGATTACGTCATTGCATCTGACACCGACTCAATATATCTTAATCTTGGACCTCTTGTTACTAAATTTTTTGGTAATAAGTCTAGTGATAAGATTCGGATCGTGGAGCTACTTGACAAGATCTGCAAAGATAAGTTGGAACCGTTCATCGACTCCTGCTATAAGGAGCTTGCGTCGTATGTTTCGGCGTATGACCAAAAGATGATAATGAAGCGAGAGAACATCGCTGACCGTGGTATCTGGACTGCCAAAAAGAGATACATATTAAACGTATGGGACTCGGAAGGAGTTAGATACAAAGAACCCAAGATGAAAATCATGGGACTAGAAACAGCTAGGTCATCAACACCAGCGTATTTCAGGGATAAATTATATGCAGCTTTCAAGATCATTATCAGCAAAACAAATGATGAGCTTATCTCTTTTATCAATGATGTCAGAACAGAAACCAGAAAGCGACCCTACGAGGAAGTCGCATTTCCCAGAGGCGTTAACAACCTTGAAAAGTATCGCCACAGAACTGACATCTATAGTAAAGGAACCCCCATCCACGTGAGGGGTGCTCTCTTGTACAATCATTATGTGAGGAAACACAAGGTAGAAAATAAACATCCCTTGATACAGGAGGGTGAAAAGATTAAATTCATGTACCTTAAGACACCAAACCCACTCCATGAGAATGCTATTAGCTTCTTTGGTGAGTTACCAAAGGAGTTTGGTATCGAGAAGTACGTTGATTACCAAACACAATTTGAAAAGAGTTTCTTGGAACCTCTCAAAAATGTGCTACAATGTATTGGATGGACTCACGAGAAAACCATCAGCATTGGGAGTTTCTTTGAATGAACAAGAAAGTCTTTGTAGTCACATGGACTAATCATGTGGTTGGACAAATCAGTTCTCATGACATCAAATGTTTTGAGAACTATGATACTGCTCTTGGGTTTGCTAAACTCATGAGTAAGGATTATAATTATGTAAACTTTTATGAGGATGAAGCTAAATGGGATTCTTAGATTCTGTAATTAAGGATAGTGGAAATGAATTTGCAAGTATTGTTAGTGATGGTGTCGCAGCAGGTGATGTTACCTCGTTTGTTGATACTGGGTCATACATTTTTAATGCTGTCGTTAGCGGTTCTTTGTTTGGGGGTATTCCTTCCAACAAGGTTACAGCCCTTGCTGGTGAGTCAAGCACTGGAAAAACTTTTTTTGCCCTTAGTGTTGTCCGTAGTTTTCTTAGTAATAACCCTACTGGTGGGGTCATTTATTTTGAGTCTGAGTCTGCTCTAAGTAAGGACATGATTGAGAGCAGAGGGATTGATTCATCACGTATGGTAATCTTTCCTGTAGCTACTATCGAAGAGTTCAGGACACAGGCAGTGAGGATTGTTGACAAGTACATGAAGGAACCAAAAGAAAATCGAGAACCAATGATGTTTGTTCTTGATAGTCTTGGTATGCTTAGTACATCAAAGGAGATGGAAGACATCACCAATGATAAGCAGGTCAGGGACATGACCAAATCTCAGTTGATCAAGGGTGCATTCAGGGTATTGACATTGAAGTTAGGACAGGCTAGTATACCTATGATAGTTACTAACCATACTTATGATGTGATTGGTTCTTATATTCCTACGAAGGAAATGGGAGGTGGTACAGGTCTTAAGTATGCAGCATCTACTATCATCTATCTTGGTAAAAAGAAAGAGAAAGATGGTACTGAATTAGTGGGTAACATTATCAAGTGTGAAGCTAAAAAATCTAGATTATCAAAGGAGGGTAGTAAAGTTGAAACTAGATTATATTTTGATGAGCGTGGACTGGACAAGTATTACGGACTCTTGGAGCTTGGTGAAAAGCATGGAGTATTCAAACGGGTGGGCAACCGTATCGCCATTGGTGGTAGTAATGTTTACCCTAAGTCTATACTCGGTGATCCTGAGAAATACTTCACAGACGAAGTGATGGCAAAACTAGAAGAAGCAGCAAAAACAGAATTTAGTTATGGTAACTGATACAATTCTCTTTGGTGACTGTCGTGAGACTCTCAAAGAGTTTGATGGTAAAGCTAGGATGTGTGTTACTTCACCACCTTACTATGGTCTACGTGACTATGGTGGTGAAGAAAAACAGATAGGACAAGAACAGACACCAGAAGAGTATGTTCAATGTTTAGTTGAAGTATTCAGATCTGTGCGTGATGTTCTAACAGATGATGGAACATTATGGTTAAATATTGGAGATAGTTATTATAACTATAGACCTGGCAAAGGACAAGCATACCCTAAGCAGACGGTGAGTAAAACCAACCAGGATTTGCCGCAACAAAGCAGCAAGCGGGGAAAAAAGTTAGAAGGAATAAAGGAAAAAGATTTGATTGGGATTCCTTGGATGTTGGCTTTTGCATTACGGTCAGATGGATGGTATTTAAGACAGGACATTATATGGCATAAACCTAACCCTATGCCTGAAAGTGTGAGGGATAGATGTACAAAGTCACATGAGTATATATTCCTATTTAGTAAGAGCAAAAAATATTTTTATGACAACGAAGCAATCAAAGAACCAGTTAAACAAGATTGGGGTACCAGAGATCGTACTAAAGGTAAGTATCATAATGCTGGCACTGGTCTATCCCCTCACTCTGGGTTAAGTAAGAGTTATACAACAAAGAATAAACGTAGTGTGTGGTCAGTAACTAACAAACCATATAAGGGAGCACACTTTGCAGTGTATCCACCAGACCTCATTGAACCATGTATTAAAGCAGGTAGTGAGGAAGGTGATATTGTATTAGATCCTTTCATGGGATCTGGCACAACTGCCTTAGTAGCTAAATCCTTACAAAGACACTATATTGGTTGCGAACTCCATGAAGAGTATGGTAAACTGATACAGAAGAGGTTAAGCGAAAAGTCCTTTGCGAGATTAAAATTAGATGACTGAACGTATTGAAGAATCTATCTTAAGAAATCTCCTACATAACGAGGAGTATTATCGCAAGGTGGTTCCATTTCTTAAAGCAGAATACTTTGAGAGCTACCATGAGAAGATCATCTATGAAGAGATTGCTGACTTCGCTGCTAAGTATGACAAAGTTCCTACTAAAGAAGTCCTCACGATTAATTTACAAAATCGTACAGATCTAACTGATGAATCGTTTCAAGATTCAGTATCAGCAGTAAGGGGATTATCAGACGAGTGGGTTGACTACGAGTGGCTACTTGATGCCACAGAAAAGTGGTGCAAAGACCGTGCTATATATCTTGCTCTTATGCAGTCTATCAAGGTTGCAGATGGTGAAGATAAAAAGATTTCCAGAGATGCTATACCCTCCATCCTTCAAGAAGCCCTAGCGGTTTCTTTTGATGAACACATTGGTCACGATTACATTGAACAATCTAAAGATAGATATGAATTCTACCATCGGAAAGAGGAAAAAATTCCCTTTGATCTGGAAAAGTTTAACTTTATTACGAAAGGTGGTCTCTCTAATAAGACTCTCAATATCGCTCTTGCTGGTACAGGTGTCGGGAAAAGTTTATTCATGTGCCACATGGCTAGTGCCGCATTGTCACAGGGGTATGACGTTCTCTATATTACATGTGAGATGGCAGAGGAGAAGATTGCTGAACGAATTGACGCAAATCTTTTAAACGTTGCTGTTAAAGATATTGTAGATCTACCTGAGGTTCTTTTTACCAGTAAGGTTAATGAGATAGCTAGAAAAACACAGGGTAAACTTATCATTAAAGAATACCCTACAGCATCTGCACATGCAGGTCATTTTAAAGCACTCTTATCTGATCTTAGGTTGAAAAAAGATTTTAAACCTGCTATAATATTCATAGACTACTTAAATATATGTGCAAGTGTGAGGTATAAAGGTGCGGTTGTTAACTCGTATACCTATGTTAAGGCGATTGCTGAGGAGCTTCGGGGTCTTGCTGTGGAATGTAACGTCCCTATTATTAGTGCCACTCAGACTACTCGTAGTGGGTTTGGCAATAGTGATCCAGATCTTACCGATACTTCTGAGTCTTTTGGTCTTCCTGCCACTGCTGATTTTATGTTTGCCCTTATCTCTACTGAGGAGTTGGAACAACAAGGTCGCATCATGGTCAAACAACTTAAAAACAGATACTCAGACCCCACTTCCTCACGAAAATTCATGGTGGGAATTGACAGATCGAAGATGAGGCTGTATGATGTTGCTGATGATGCCTCAGCTATTGGCATTGAAGAAGCTCCTGGTGAGGACTTCCAGCAATTTGCTGACACACAAAATAGATTATCTAAATTTGCTGAATGGAATGTATAAATTATGACTAAGAATGTTGACTTTAATAAGTACAGTCATTTCGTGGATGCTGTCACAAGCGATTGTTCTAAGGATTTTGTCAGTCTTGCTGACCGTATGGGTGAACTTGACAGAGAGGGTGCCAATATTGAACGTCTTACCACTGCTGGCGTTGGGCTTGCTGCTGAGTCTGGCGAGTTTTTGGAAATCGTTAAAAAGATGGTATTTCAGGGAAAGCCTTGGAACAACGATAACAGAGAGCATCTTATTATTGAGTTGGGTGATGTTATGTGGTATGTGGCACAAGCTTGTATGGCTCTGGACATCAGTTTCGATGAGGTGATTGAAGGTAATGTTAAAAAACTAGAGAAGAGATATCCTGGTGGATCATTTGATGTTCACTATTCAGAAAACCGTAAACAAGGAGACCGCTAATGTTAACAAGACAAGTAGAAGACTCATTAAGAGCAGCACAAGAACATCTAAGAGATGCATTAGCATTTGCAGCACGTGGTGAGAAACCATATGTAGCAAAACATATTGCTGGATTTCTAGCAGACATTGATAACCTTGTCGATGCACAAGATCTCATAGAAAATATGAGAGAATATATGGATGATAAAATTAAAGAACGGGATGATAGCTAATGCTATTATTAAGAACCTCTCCTCTAAATAGTTAGATGAGAGGTTTTTTTAATGTCAATAACAATCCCTACATCAGCAAGTCAAGCATGGCATGATCTTATTAAAAATGGTCTAGCCACTGATGAGTATAGTTATTTGGTTTTTGATGTTAAAAAAGCAGAAACCGATCCAAATAAAAAGGTTCAGGTTTTTATGAAGGTGTATGTTCCTGAAGAGAAAAGGAAGACTGCTACCCAAAATGTCATGGCGGCAATGCAGAAAGAAGGGTATGCAGTAGAACAGAGAATATCAAAAAAATCTCTTCAACCAGAAATAGATATACAGATAACCAAGGAATCTGATAACAATGTACAGAAAGTACAAGTTATTCGTGTCCAGTTTAAACCAACTAAATCTTCAGGATCTGGTGGTGGATCAAAACAAACTACAATTCAGGAAAGTGCAGCTTGCTTATATAATGCACTTCGTTTTCATGTATTTAAAAGTAAGAAATTAACTGTTGACATGACTCTTACTACAGATCATCTTGATGAAGCTTTTAAATATATTGATACACCAGGTGCTACTCTTGAACAGATAATTACATTTTCTGCTGATCCTGATTGGAAAGAAGTGTTTATGGATGGTGCAAATAAATTGTATGCTGAAGTAAGTAGCTTATCAAAATCTAAAGATGATTATATATTTGTTCGTGGGGATACAACATATGATGATGGTTTAATAAAGAAAGCTTTTACTGTATGTAAAAGTTCAGTAGACCAGCATTTAAGAAATGAAGACAAGTGGAACCCATCAGATATTTGGATGGTTAGTGAAGGTGGAAAAGCTAAAATAAAAGAAATATTAGGACCATATGGTGAGAAAAAATCAGCAGGTACAATAGGTTTATTAAATTCTGAATTTATAAATTTATTTGATGATAGGATATTGATAGGAGTATCTTTGAAAAAGACTGGTGCTGCTGGTGTAATAAAGGTTGTGAATGATGATACACCAGATGAGAGAAGAAAAACTCTTAGGGTTGGTT